GTATCTCACCTACTGTAGCTGCTGCGGAAGGTGTAGCATCTCCTTCTATGTAGCTAGTAGTGTAGTTAAAAGCTTCACCTGCTGTAGTTTGTGCAACTGAATCTGGAAAAGTAATTGATGGTACGCCATCTGTTGCACCTCCAAAACCACCAATAGAATTAGCATCATCAGAATCCAGCGTAGTTACACCGCTACCTGAGATACTGTAGGAACTGGAAACTTTCTCGGCAATACTACCTGCGGAAACTGCTTCAAGCTGTACACTTGATGAAATCGTGTGACTTATGCCTCCAGCATGAGAAGCTGGTATTCCAGCAACTAGCAAAAGTGGAAGAAATTTTTTCATTTAGTTGAAGGATCTTTACCTGATGTTACATTATTAGGCCGTTTCTTGCCATTACTATTGTTTTTGACCTGCAATCCCATATTTGACATTACTGCTGACAACAATCCAGCAGCAAATGTGGTGTCAATTTGTTTAGTTGAATTTCCGAAATACGCAAAAGAAATTACTGATAAACTCCAAAAAAGTATAATCATTTGAGTAATATTTGATAAGAAAGAAGGACCACTCTTCTCTTCTTTTTCTTCTATTATTGGTTCGGTTTTTGAGTCTTTTGTTGTCATAATCCTAGTGATATACTATAAATATAAAGATTGAGGCCAAGATTTGCAATAAGCGTTAAGGTAGAAATAGATATATATAAGTCATGTCAAAATTTTTAATTGGAATGTTTATCAAGTTTGGTAAATCAGAATCTTTGCGTAAAGCAGCACTATCTTTACTCAAGGCTATGGTGGCAAAAACTGATAATGATGTAGATGACGCAATCGTAAAAATGATTGAAGAAAAATTATTTCCTGTGAAATGAGAATTACTAAATTTCTCAACATTAACATTGAACCAGCACCTCCAGAAATGGAATTGCAAATTGAAATGCAATGTAGAGAAATTATGCAGAGTAATGATTTAGATAATATAAAAAGATATTGTACACATCTTGTCAGAAAGAAATTTAACCAAGATGTATTTATGGCTTCATTGTTAAATAGACTTATAGAACTAGAAGCTAATCGTGTTGTATTAGAAATGAGAAAAGAACAAAAAAAACCGACTAATCCAATTAAGAAGTTTTTTCGTATTCGTTAAGCTCTTCGTCAGTAAAATCTCTAATAAATAATTTATCAATTTTATCTATTTCATAATTAAATTTAAGAACAGCAGTTCTAATATGTTCGCTTACCCAGTTACCTGAATTGCTAACAACTTGTGCTTTACCTCTTTCATTAATAAATACATAATGATCTTGACCTTTCATCTGAATTTCTAAAAAATTCTTTTCTAAATTTTTACGTCTTATTTCTTTAAGCTTGCGTAATTTTAAGATAGAAGGATTTGGACTCTTACTCATTTTTGATAACCAGAAGGAGGTGGTGTAAGCCAGTAGCGTACACCATTTATTATTTCAAAGTGAATATTTAAGTTAGGATCTTTAACTAAATATTTACTTTTAGATTTAGAACGGTAACTCTTCATTTACCTCTCGTTCAAGCTTCTGTGGATTAATGTTGCCAAAGACTCCGAACTGCCCATCCATCGCTTTAGAGTAGATTTGTACACATTGAGTTTTAACTTTCTCTTTTTTGTTAAAGTCGTAAACTTCTCCATCTTTAGCTTTTTGATCTACTAGGTTTTGTAAATGATCTATGAAATGAGTAACAGAGTCAACTGGAATTGTGAGACTCAAGACTTGTTGGCCTTCGTTAAAACGATCATCACCTATAGACCATTTGATAGGTAATGGAAGTGCTGGATTAAATTGATTTTCAGCCATTGTTGTTAAAGAAATTAATTAGTAAAGTTTTAAAAAATTGATTAGTAGAGACTTTGTTTTTTTTACAATAGTCTCTAACTTTAGCAGCAAGCTCGTCATTAGCTCTAACACTTAAAACATTAGTGTTATATTCTTTTCTACGTTCTTGCTTGCGTCTGGTAAGTTCAGCTAATACTTCATCTTTAGCTCTTTGTACAAGTTCGTTTTGATTCATAACTACTCGTTAACTTTAGAAATAGCGTGACTTAGAAACGCACCATGTCTAGCTTCTGTAATAAATCCCGAAAGTTTAGGAACTTTAAATTCTTCTATAAAAGATAAGGCTATCTTTTTATACTCATCAGGATTAGTTTTATTTAACTCCTTAAGCTGATCCATAATAAGATTCCTAGCATCAGTAGTTATAGGAGGATTCTTAATGGCTTGTTCTGAAACAGGTGCAAGTTTTTGATTAGCCTTAGTAGGTGTTCTGCTAGTACCTGGTTCAGTCTCAGGTGGTTGATTCAATGACGTAGCATCATCATCTTCCTCAGAACCTATACCATAAGCAGCACCAAGAGCATATCTTCTGGTATATGTAATTGCTATACCAAGATCGTGCATAACATTAAAACTTTTAAGCTCTTTTAAAGGTAATTTACTTTCAAGTTTTTCATCCTTGAAATATAAAGTAGTAGTAAGAACTGTAAGAACTTGATCTGTTCCTAAAGGTATATAGTCAAAGGTTTGGGTATGCGAAATACCTAATTCGGCTGCTGGTTGAATTGCTTTAACAACATCTACAAGAGTCGAATACTTCCGTTCAGTAGTTACATACTGATTGGTTTTTTTATCTTTTCTAGTTTCTCTTGCTATACCTGTTTTATCAGCAGCTTTAACTTTTGATTGAAAGATAGCAAGAGCTTCAGAAAGAGTCTGTGGTTTTGGCAGTGGTTTTTCTTTTGTGGTCATTAGTAAATAAAGTTTACTGTACCTAATATATTATATTTATATCGTGCTTAATGCAAGGCAGCCTGTAACAATGTATTGAATTGTTCTGGTGTTAACACAATCCTCCACTTGCCACCTCTGAACCTAACCATTGTTCCTACAAAATCAACTCCTGCGTTTTCTTTCTGCACTTCTACTTCTCTAGGCTTAACAAGACAGGCTTTATTCTTATCAGCCCAATCACATACCTGTATCACAGTATTAGGTATACCATGAAGATCTCCAACATCTCCAGGAATCCCTGCACTGAGATTTCGCTGGCACTCAAAACCAGTAACTTCTGTCATCAATTCTGCTGCTTCTCTTTCTGCCTTATCACCTTTACGTTTCTGTGGGTTGCTCATCCTTGCAGTTCCCTAATACGTCTTTGTATATCATCAAATTGAACAACATAATCTTTGTCACTAATTTCTTTTTGAAACCATTGCCATTCAAGTGTTGCAATTTCATTATTTAATTTTGTGATTAAATACTTTTTCCTTCTATCAAGTTCTCTGTAAAAACATTTCATTTCATTATTTTCCATTTTCTTTTAACTTTAGATTTAAGTTGTTCTTTTTTCTGTCTTGTTACATTAAGGAAACAATCATCTAATTCATCTATCAAGCCGTCAAATTCAGCCTGATCTGATATTGCTAATGATCTTTGAAAATTAACAATAGATGCTCTTATTAGTTTTAAGTCTCTACCTGAAATATCAAGTATGTATCTCATTTTTTTAATTCATCCATAAGTTCTGTTATTTGGTCTTTCGTATAACCAAACTCATCAATTAGTTTGTTATATGAAAAATATCTAATCTTTCCATTTTTAGAAAATAATCCATTTACTAATTCACTTTCATAACTGGGTTCAACCCATTTTGGTTTAATGTTTAACTTCTTACAAATTAAATCATCTTCTCTTGGTACAAAGTATTCATAAACTGTGTCAGAATCAAGGTCATAAAAAATTTGACCTTTGTATGGATTGGTTGGAAAATCTGGCATTAAAATAACTCCTGTTTTGATTCAAATTTTGTCCATGCTTCCTGCCATGCAGCTTCGCATCTTTCAGTAGGTTGGTCATTGTTAAGGATGCACCTTCCTTCATAAGCCCAAATGGTATTGCATACATCTGGGGTTATCCCATAGTTTAGTTTTAACATTTCAATGTAACAACCTAGTTGTTTATCAGTTAGATAAGGTTCTTTCCAATACATATCAACATCTTCAAGATGAATCATGCCATCTTTACCACGTTTTCTTATGTCATATTTTGAGTTACCTTTGGTCTTTAAATCAATTAATCTAATCTGTTTAGTCTTTGTATCATATCCAAGCAAATCAAGCTGACCTCCAACTGATTTATCTGGTATAGACATCATAAGTTCCACAGCCATTGGTTCAAAATGTGTGAACAGTTCATGCTCAAGTAATGGTCCAACCCATGCTTCATAATCTCCAGCATCAATATCTCCACTACCAAGCATCTTCTCTGCTAAACATTCATGCACCTTGACTCCTCTTGGCTGCCAAATATATCTGTAGGCTTCGATATTTTCTTTAGCTTCTTCTGTTAGCTCGTTACAAACTTCTGTTGTAGAAAAAGCAAGCCATCTCTGTAAATTCTCATCAAAATATTTATGAGTCTCCTGATCTCTGAAGATAGCGAGTGGTTTTAATAGTTCGATAGTTTTCATAATTGACCTTCCATAAGTTCTTTAGCAGTTTTGCCCATCTCAGCAAGTGTTGGCGGTAAATCATTATCGCTGGCCTTAAAATATTTAGGCTTAAATTCTGGTTCTTCTGGTTTATAAGATTGCTTCAATGGAAATAAATCCTTCCAGCCACCTGCTATAGCGTTCTCAAGAGCTTGTTTTCTATCTTGTGTAGGAAATGACCTTAACTTCTTAAAGATACGGTTAGCAACGCTTGTAGTGCATGATCCACCTTTTTTCTTTCTGATGGGCCACCATTCAATTAAAAGATCAGAATATTCTTTTAAATCATCAGGTATTACATCCTGATTAATGATGTAATAAGAAAAAGGATCAGATGCAACTGATTTTGGTTTTCTTTTGGCAGCACTTTTCATCTTCTGCTTACAAATCAGACGAATGTACTGTGGAATTGTTAGCTCTTCTCCTCTAGCTTTATTCAAATAAGCATGAAGTTCAGAATCTAACCAAATACAAACTTTAGTTTTTTCCATTCATAATAAACTGTTCATTACTGACAGTAGATGATATTTA